TGTATGATTTTTTACCTGCACCAACTGTAAGAAGAATTATAGATAGACTTGGTGTCCCCGGTTTTGTTTATAAAAAAGATATTAATATTTTAAATGCACCAGATAGATTAGGTAATCCAGATTCTGTAAAAGTAGGTGATAGAGTAAATTTATTTAGTAAAGGTGGGGTTGCTGATAAAAGAATGTCATTTAGTGAAGGTGGTTTTGCTGATGCTTTTGCAGAAGCCAGAGGTAATAAACAAGAATTATTTACATGGCAAGGTAACTCGTACACTACAAGAAGAGCAGATGAAACTGACCAACAATATCAAAACTTTTTAGGTAAGTCTGTTGATAATAAAGTTGTATTAAAAGAAGAACCTTATGCACCCGCAGACCAAAAAGAATATAACAATGTATTAGCAGGTAATGCTGTAGTAGATGAAAATATTATTATACCAAAGAAAAAACCTGTACTTGAAAAAAAAGAAAATATAATTATACCAAAGAAAAAACCTATAATTAAAGCTAAAGAAGATAAAGGATTAGAATTTCCAAGTATAGTTAGTAAAGCAGAAGCTGCTATTGTAGAACAACCAAATCAAAATACTAAAGCTGTAGAAAATTTTGCTAAAGAAGAAAATGAAAATACAGAAATTATTTCTGCACCTTTTAGATTACTTGCTAATAGTTTTTGGAATAAATGGTTTGGTAAAAAAGAAGGTGACATGTTCACTAATAATGATTTTGATAAGGGAACAGTAAATGTTTTACAAGTTGTAGCAAAGAATGCAATAAATGATGGTAGAAATTATTCACATTATACTGATTATCCTTTAACAAAAAGAGGTGTTAGTGCTGAAGCTTTAGTAGGTGAATATAAAGATAAAGATGGTAACTTATATAGTGCTGAATATAGAAAAAAATTAGAAGATGAAGTGAATGCAGTTTATCCTAATAATATATTAGGTAAAGCTAAGTTTGCATATGATATAGCTACTGACCCAGTAATGAAAGCTATCTTTAGTATAGGTGGATTTTCTTTACAAAAAAATAATCAAGGTTATTTTATAAACGAAAGATTTAATTTTAATACTGCTAATAAAACTGAAGGTACTGCTCTTAAAAAAATTAGAAAAGTTATTTCTAATATGAAAGACGCACCTATGGATGAGAATGAAGGACCAGAAGTATTTATTAATTTAGGAAATATTGAAAATACTAAGGTTGCTTTAAAAATGGCTAAAGGTGATACACCAAGCAGAGCATGGATGAGAGATTATTATTTTGATGGTAAAGGTGGTTATGATACCTTTATGAGTTTCGAAGAATTTGCAACAGGTCCGGGCATACAACTTTATTTAAATAGTAGAAAGAAAAATAAAGGTGGAGTAATACAAAAGTTTAGAGGTGGTGGTTTATACCAAGGTGGAAGAAGTAGTAGAAGTAGAAGTAATTCTTTTGCAAGTGCAAGAGCAGCTATGACATCAAACAAAGCATACAGAGGGGGCGGCAATGGGGGAAGTAGTAGCAATAATAATAATAACAATAATAATAATACTAAAAGTAGTTCAACAAATACAAAGAATAAAAGACAAAACAATGCGTTAGAAAAAGTTTTTGATGTATTAGGTAGTGGTGATACATCTAAACTTAAGAAAACAAAAAAATCTACTGACATATATAATGATGATAGTTGGGAAGGTTTAGATTTAGATAGTGGTTCAGTTCAATCTGCTCCGCCTGTATCTATACAACCTATATATGGATATAAAATAGATAATCCAATAGAAATAGGAAGTTTAAATGTAGGTGTAGAAGGAGTAGCAGGAGCAGAAGTAATTGGTCCGACCTATAAAGGACAAGCTTATCTTTCTGGAAGTACAAATGTAAAAAATGTTGGAGATATAAATAAATCTTTTAATATAGATTTTAGTACTCAAAAAGGAATAGATGTAACAGCTTCTTATGATTTAAATAATAGTCTTTTAAAAGGTAATGTTTCTAAATATACTGACATAGGAAATACAGGATATAAAGTTGGAGTGGGAGTAGATTACAATGATGGTAATATTGGTCCTTCTTTTAAGATTAGAAAAGACTTTAAAAAGGGCGGATTACTTGACAAAAAAAGAGGTTGACAAAATTTAATTAGAGGTGTATAATATAGGTGTATGGGATAGCTATAGGTAGTATCCTGTATTTTTAATAACTCGCTTAACGAAAGGAGCAACTATGATAAACCTACCTACTAGGGTCTTTGACCCATTCAGAAACATGACAGTTGGTTTTGATGATATATTTGACCAACTCTCATCATTGTCTCAATATGAGATACCAAACTATCCACCTTATAACATAAAGAAAGTTGGTAAAGATAAGTATCAACTTGATATGGCTTTGGCAGGATTTAGTAAAGATGATGTTAAAGTAGAAGTAAAAGAAAATACTTTGACAGTCTCAGCTAGTTCATCTGACAAAGAAGATGATAGTTTTGTTCATAAAGGAATTGCTAAAAGAGCATTCAAAAGACAATGGACATTAGCTGAACATCTCGAAGTTGGAGATGCAAAGTTAAAGGATGGAGTTCTTACTGTAGATATGAAATTAAATCTACCAGAAGAAAAGAAACCTAGAACAATTAAAATAAAATAAAAGGTAGGGGGTGTAAAAGCCCCCTATTAAAATGAAAATAATATTAATATTAATAATAATCGGAGGAACTATGGCACATGTAAAAGGACATATCAATGTACCTGCAAGAGAAATGAAAGAGTCGGAAACAAAAAATAGTTTCTTTGAATCTTTTAAAGAAAAATTACCAAATTTTAAATTTAGAAAAGAACCTGTAATAGTAAAACCAGATAAAATAGAAATAAAAGTTTTTAAAAATGGTGGTAAAGTTACTAAATACTAATGGCAAAAAAATTTAAAGCCCATGTTGAACATGAACGAATACAAAAGGGAAGTTCACAAGGAAGAAAACCAAACACAAGTACTATGAATAAACATAAGAGAAGACAGACAGGTGTAAAAATTTACAAGGGGCAAGGAAGAGTGTAATGAAGATATCAGAATCTACAGCTATTTCTATGCCTATGAAAAATTTAATAGGAATAATAATTGCTGTATCGGCAGGTATATTTGCATTCACCGAGATTACAGCTAGGTTAACAAGTTTAGAGACTTCAAGAGAATTAATGAATGCAGACTTGTTAAAAGCAAGTGAACAAACTACTGTAGATAAAGAGCAATTTTTGTTATTGGAAGATTTGTACGAGACTGTAGAGAAACACCAAGAATTACTAGACAAAAATATACATAACCAAGTTATGCTTCAACATGTTGAAAAGCAACTGGACAAAGCATTAGCTGACATAGATAAATTAAAGGATAAGGTAAGAGAAAATGGAAAAAATTACTGAGGTTGTGATAGCCCTGCTGATGATTGTCAATGGGGAAATAAAAGAACATAGAATACAAGAGTCTATGAGTGAATGTTTAAAAGGTAAGAGAGTTGCTTCTAGGAATTTGTCAAACTCTGTAGAGTATCAATGCATTAAGTCAATGGCAGAAGTAGAAACAGATTCATTAGGTAATAAACATATAACTAAATTAATATTAAAAAAATAACATGGCAAAGAAAAATATAATTAGTACTGACAATTTCTTTAAAAATTTTAAAACAAAATTTTTAGGAGACACTAAAAAGAAAACAAAAACTTTTGGTGGTTATTCAAACATAAAAATAAAGCTTTATAACAAAGGCGGAAAGGTGAGTAAAAAATGATGACATTCCCAGATATGAAAGATAAAGTAAAAGGGCTATGGAAAAAGTACTATCATTGCATTATTTGTGCGGTGGCAGGTTTTGTACTTGGTGCTATAGTTTTATAAGATGGCTTGGTTTAGTTTAGCAAAGGTTGCGATACAAGCAGGTAGTCACATCTTTAAGAAAAGACAAGAAACAAAAATGATGATGGCAGATGCACAACATCACCATGCTATGAAGATGGCAAAAGGTGATATTGAGTATCAAGGAAAATTATTAGAAGCAAGACAGTCAGACTGGAAAGACGAGTTCGTTTTGGTCGTGTTAACACTCCCGATATTAGTTATCGCATATGGAGTTTTTAGTGATGACCCAACTGCGTCTGCTAAGATAAAAGAATTTTTTGAACAGTTTCAACAGCTACCTTCATGGTTCACAAACCTGTGGATTTTGGTCGTAGCTTCGATATATGGAATTAAGGGAACACAAATTTTTAGGAATGGTAAGAAATAGTTAGATAATATTCTGACAATATTTTTCTAACCATTGATGGATGGGAATTAATTTTCTCTTCGCTTCTTTTACTAGTGATGTATAGAACATTCGTTCTTCTCTACTACGAGAGAAAGCTTCTTTCATAATCTTTTCATCATCAACAGGAAGTGTTGTGATTTCTGTGACTAACTTTCCCTCGTTATCTAGTATTACTTTATACGAAAATATTGTAGCTTCCCTTTTTCTAGTAGCCATATTTTTTTCCTTTGAGATTTAATTATAAAGAGAAGAATAATTATTAAGGCAGGATAAGCTACAAGAAATATAATTATATTTAATAATTCATAACTTATATTAAGTATATCTGCTAATGAGTATAATGATTCTTCGGCAAAATTAAAGATTGCGTAGATAATTTTATTCTGTATCGTCAAAGACATTTGACCAATTACCTTTCACACTTGCTTTAGTATAAGCTGAAGCCCTACCTTCAAAAAAGTTTTGGTGTTCAACTCCAATAACTTCATCCCACCAAGTCAAAGGATTATCACTAATACCAAAATTAGGTTTCAAACCTAGCTGAAGCAGTCTTCTATCAGCAATATATCTATTATATTTTTTCATTTCTTCTAAAGTTAATCCTTGAACATCTCCCATTTCAAACACTAACTCTATAAATTTATCTTCATGTTCAACCATTTCTCTACAGATATCGTACAATTCTTTTTTAAAATCATCTGTCCAGATATCTAAGTTCTCTTTGATAAGAGTACGAAATACTTTTGTCATACCCTCCACATGTAAAGACTCATCACGAATACTATAGTCAACAATCTTA